TTGACGGACTTCAGGGGAAAAACGAGTATTTTTAGTCATCCTGTTTACCTCTTTCTCAGGAAGTTTAGTCTCCAGGATTCCCGGGGCGGTTCAAGCAGGTGATTTCAGCTCCGCTTTAAATGAGTTGGAGTTAGCTCATGAGCCTATAAACGTAATTAAGGCTGAAAGTGTTGAATCTGCCGAAAACGAGCCAGAACAATTGGGATTTATTGAGGTTGAAGAGTGTGTTGAGGTTAATGATGAATTAAAAGTTCAACAGTCAAATGATAGCAATACAAATAAAAAAGCTCGTACTGCAAGAGGTCCTCGTTTTACTTTAAGTGATAAAGATGATTTGTTTTTCAATAAAGCAGGCTTAGAAAAAGATATTTTCTTAGACGCTTACGAAAACGCGCCTGTCAAAGCAAAGGATAAGATATTAAACCTTCTTAATTGGTTTAGCGGAGGTCCAGATATTAGTGTTTACACGGTAATTTCCATGAGACACCTTCTCACAGAAAAGAAGGCTACAAGTAATAGTATTAAGATTGCTTTAATGAGCAATCCAGAAAAACCGTATCCGCTTAACACTGCGTCAACTCAGGCTGGGCAAATGATGGCTGTATTTCCAGCTACAGGAATTGCTGTTAGAGACGGTGGAAATCTAACATTGAACGAAGAATCACCGATCGTTAAGAAGTTTGTCGCGGAGTACACTATTGGATGACGTTCCCCTACTGAAAATAAAGCCCATAGAGAGCTTTATAGTGCTGGGTAAGCTAACCCATACCCAGCACCACAAAAACGCGCCAGAGAGCTTCTTGTTCGCATTTCTGGCGCGTTTTATTTGATTGCCATACATAAAATCAAATGCAAAAATAGGTAATCACTTACCTATCGAGAAAGAAGATGATTGCAGCCGAAAAAATCAAACAGCGAAAGCGCGACAACTCTCTTCGTGACCTCTGGAGAACACCTGATTGGCTGTTTTCTGCCATTCAACGTTATCTTGGAGTGACATTTGATGTTGACGTTGCCTGCAACAAGGACAATGCAAAGCTGCCTATTTTCATAGGCGTTGAGCGCGATGCTTTGAAATCTGAATGGGGGCAGCCAGGTACAATTGCCTTCCTCAATCCACCCTACTCCAAAATCTCCCCCTGGATTGATGCGGCTATACGTGAGCAGGCTCGCGGAGTTACAACAGTGATGCTAATTCCTCAATCCCTCGATACAAAGTGGTATGAGCGTGCAACAGAGTATGCGAATGAGACGATTATTCTGTCTGGTGGCCGCGTTGCGTTTGTCGAGCCTGACGTCAATTTGGGTCAGGTAGAAGTAAACATCAACCCCGGTGGCAGTATGCTCGTTGTTTTTCGAGGGTTTTGTCAGGACGCTGGGCACTCTATAAGCAAGATCCCTTTGGACGTCATGAAAAGTCTGGGAGGGTATGATCCTGCGAATGTGATCAGGAAAAAAAGACCATCAAAGAAGGCTGCTTAGTTTGCTCTGGCGTCTGTAATTAGCCTGCTTCTGTATATATAAATAACTACATATTAATTATTAATATACGGAAGCAGGCTGTTTTGTATCAGAGACTCCCAGACCTGAACATCACTACAGAATCCACTAGACCCCCTTCCCAGACGCTTTAAAATCGATTTTATGAACCACTTTAAGGAAACCAACATGTCATACCCGACTAATGTCGTTGCGCTCGTAGAGAGCGATTTTCTGGCCCAGGCTCGTGAAATGATGAAAGATCGTGAGCAGGCTTTCAACTTGTACGAGTGGGCAATTAAGTGCTTGCATCTTGGCGAGCATCGCGAACTTGTTGAACAGCTTTTAGGTGAGTTGATCAATGAGGTGTTTGCCTTGAATGTTCAACTACATGGTCGAGAAAATAATCAATCACAATGATAGATAAGTACAAACTATTCATAAAGTGAATTGTAAGTGCTAAGATCTGATAGTTTCCAGTCGTAGACTGGAGGCTCGACCTGATGGGTGGGGGTAAGCGTCACTGGCGTCAGGTTTAAAAAAGCTCACTACCAGCGTAGAACCGGTGCCGTATAGGTGTCGGGGAAGGGGGAACCAAAGTGAGCAGAGACAAGGGTCACTTTATGATTGTCGAGTCTGGGGTGTTTCGAGAGGTTGAATCCAGTACTCCCCTTCATAAAGTGTGGGAAGATCTCGGTTCTGGGGTGCTGTCATCCATAACTTCCCAAGTCTAAGCTGGCAGTAGACTTAGACCATAGCTTTTCAGGTTATGAAACGACCAGGTTGGTGAGGAATTTTATACTCACCTCCCTGGGAGAGTATTACCTGAAAAGACAACCTCTCACTTCGTTCGAGGTGAACTTCACTCACTTCGTTCGTTCAGTTCAGGTTTATAAAAACCTGTTCTGGGAAGTAATTTGTTTATTTTAATAATTATTAACACGCACGCGTGTGCGCACGCGCGAGGAAAAATCGGCGCGGCGCTTGATTCAGGAGTTTATATGACGACGAAGACACCAGCCCGATCGCAAGCAAAAACTCGCAAAAAAGACAAAAACAAAAATTCTCCCCGCACCAATCCCACAACGCCTGTCGTAGAGTTCAATCCCCAGCTTAAAACCGTGAAAATCTTTAGTGATGGCTCTTGCCTTAAAAATCCGGGTGGCCCGGGCGGTTACGGTATCGTTCTCCAGTATCGTGGTGAGGAACGCGAGTTCTCAGATGGTTTTCATAGCACCACCAATAACCGCATGGAGATGATGGGGGCACTTATCGGGCTGGAGCGTTTGAAATATCCATGCAACGTTATTTTGCACTCTGATAGCCAGTATCTGAAAAACGGCATGACACAGTGGATGAAATGGTGGAAACGCAATGGATGGATGACTTCTGACAAAAAACCGGTAAAGAATGTTGATCTGTGGAAGCGTCTGGATGAGGCCGCAAGTCGACATAATGTTCGCTGGAAGTGGGTTAAAGGTCACGCCGGGCATCGTGAAAATGAAATATGTGATCGACTCGCGAAGATCGCAGCTTTTTCAGCAGCAGATATGCCTCACAAGAAAGATATTGGTTTTGTTTATAACAAATAGTAAGTAAGTGTTTACCTATCATTTTAAATCATGTATCTTATCGGCGTCAGGATGACAATGTGTCGGTAAGACACAGTTCCAGGATGGAACGAGAAAGGCGGCTGGCAATCGCCAGCCGCAACTCTTTCTGACACTGGATGGAGTCCACATGGCACGTCAAACCTATTTCACTTCTGTAACTAAACGTCCTCGTTCTTTACGTCAAATTTTGGCCGAATTATTTAGCGGTCGTGTTATGTCACGTCTTGATGAACTAGAGACTACCGTTCGGTTGCTGAATGAACGTTTAGATAATCAAGCGTCAGTTGTTGCGAACGTGGGGGCGATTGTTGCCTCTGGTTCTTCACGCGAAGCGAAAAATGCACGGCCTTTAGTGAAGGAGAAAAACAACAAGGACAGTTCGAATGGAAAATTTTCAAAGAAAGAGGCTGAAACCAATGGCCTACGTTCTCATTATAGTTTCACTGGCGACGGTAGCCGTTCCAGCCGGTCAGAGCCTTTTGATGCCGGATTCATCCATCACCACACCTTCGTCGACGACAATTACCACCACTCCAGTGGAGCGTCCTGTCACTCTGGATGGGATGGCGGTGGATGCGATACCTCAAGTTCATCCAGTTACTCAGGATCATGCTGTGACTAAGGCGGTTGTATGAACTGGTTTTCAAATCACTTTGGAAAAATTTGGCTGGCAATTCTTGCCCTCATGGCCGCCGGTTGGGTATCGAACATTATAAAACTTGTTTGCTCTGGCGATCTCCAGTTTCAGGCTGGCATGACCTTGGCTCGTGTAGTTGGGATTTTTATTTTTCCAGTCGGTTCGGTACTTGGTTATTTCTGACGGTTGTTAGTGCATATGCATTGACCGTCTTTGCGTAAGCAATTTATTTAACTAGAAAACAACTTGTTTTGACAAATAACAAAAGGAAAACACATGTTAGGTTTCTTCAAAAAGAAAACTCGTAAAGCAGTTATCGAAGTCAAAAAAATGGAGAACCGTGATGCGGTTGAGGCCACCGTGTGGGGCGCGTACATGATCTCCTATGCCGACGGCACATGTGACGCAAAAGAAATTGCCATTCTTGAGAAGACAATTGCAGCTCTGCCTGCGTTTTCTCCGTTTGCTGGTGAAATTGCCCAAATGAGCGCCAATATCCGTGCTCGTTACGAAGCGTCCCCTCGTTCTGCTAATGCACAGGCTATTCGTGAGCTGTCTGATATTGCTGGTACTCCAGAGGCGGTCGATGTTCTGTGTCTGTGCCTTGATATTGCCGATCAGGATGGCATTGGTCGAGTAGGCAGCCTGACGGCTGCGGCTTGTCATGGTCTGCAATTACCGTTATAAAAACAGGCAATGTCATTGTCTTTCAGGTGGTTATATGG